ATACGGTTGTAATGACCTAGTACCAGTAAATATCTTCAATGTATTTATCGCTCCCGGTGCAACCAACCTATATAAGTCACCCTGGATCATCATAAAAGAGTACAAGACACTTGACCAACTCAAAGATATGAACAAAGCTGAGAAGATATACAAGAACCTAGATAAACTAGAGAACTCTAGGGCTGAAGCCGATCAGTTCGCACAATACAAGAAATCACGCAATCGACTAACCAATGACCAAGACCCAATCGTTACTGACAAGACTGTAGATTACGTAGCTATCTATGAGTGTTATGAGGGTAATAAGATATCCACTTTCGCTGATGCCGGTACTAAAAAAGGCAACCCACTACCTTGGGTAGAATTACGACAACAAGAAAACCCTTACTGGCACGGTAAATACCCATTGGTACGTTTCATTGTTAAGCAACGACCCTATGACGTTTGGGGTGAAGGTATATTTGAGCTCACAGAACGCCTACAGAGTGCTGTTAACGACGTCTTTAATCACTACATGGATAACTGGAACCTTTCTGTAGATGGCATGTATATGATACCTGAGAACTCACGTGTATCTAACTTTGTTGTACAGCCAGGCGGACAAGTTACTTACCAAGGTACACCACCAACTCAATTCAAACTACCAGAACCAAACCCTGCTAGTGTACAAAATGTTCTAGGTGTACTAGAAAAGGCTGTTGAAGATGCTACCATATCTTCTTACGCAACTGGCGCAACTAACTCTGCAACTGACAAGACTCAGGGTACAGCAACAGGCATTATGAAACTACAACAAGCAGCAGGCGACATAATAGCCTTTATGCGCTCTAACTTCCAGCAATCAATGCACCAAATTGGCACTATGTGGCTATCTAACAACCAGCAATACCTAGACCGAGCAGTAACAGTACCCGGCAAAAAAGGTATGAATGAAGAAGTGCACCCAGCCATGCTACAAGGTGATATGGAACTACGTATTGATGACGCTTCTATGGAACCTGTAAGCCGTGAAGACCAAAAAGCTTCTTACTTGCAGTTTATACAGCAAACACTAGCCTTACAGAATGCTTCAATAGCTCAATCACAGGCCACTCAGGGGCAAACAAAACCACTTATAATAGACTTCAAAGAAATGTTTGAAAATATATCTGATAAGTTTGGTATGAAATCATCAGATGACTTGTTAGTAGATGAAAAAGACATGGAACAACCACCAGAGCAACCTGGTATGCAGCAATCTGATCAGCCTGATATGGCACAGCCCCCCATGGAACATCAAATGCCAGATGGTTCAATGATGCAAAATGCTGATATGCAACAACAAATGCCACCACAAGCCCCAGAGCAAGGAATGCCACAACCACCTAATGGAGGAATGTACTAATGAGTCCAGAACTACAAGCTTTTCAAATATCACTAGATAAAGCTAACCAACTATCTAGCCTAAAAGAATCACCTGATTGGGTGATAATGGATGAAACACTAGCTGATTTAATCAGTGGACTTGCCGATAGCCTACTCAATGATGCACCCGTAACTCACGATGAATATACCGAGATACGCTACAAAATAGAAGGTGTAAGAATGGTTATCAGTGCACTTCAAGCAATAGAGAGTAATGGTCAACAAGCTGCCGACAGCATAAAACTTATCAATGGATGATGACTTATACATCACAGAAGTAACTGGCCAAGACGAGAATGGTCAAATTGTTGCTGGTGAGACCCAAGTAATACGCCGAGAAGATATGATTGCTCTAAATGATCCAGACTGCAAACACGTTTGGGAACCAGATCATACTGAAGATAACAAATACGTATACGGAATTAAGTGCACCAAGTGCATTGTAGGTAAACTTGTTCGTAAAAAGTAGTTGCTAGAAAGTGGTTTTGTAAAAGTATTATATTTATTATGTAAATGTAAATAAATGGAGGAATACAAATGGAGGAATTATTAGAACAACCAACGGAGCAACCAGTCCAACAGGAGCCAGCGCAACAAGCACCGGCACCACAGGCGGAAGCCCCACAAACGCAAGAAACAGCACCTACACAAGAAGTAGAAGCTCCTACTCAGGATAATCTACAAACAGAAGTCACACAGGAAGCCCCTGTACAGGAAGCACCTACACAGGCAGCACCTGTAGAAACAGAGACTACCTATGATGACACAGTTGAATTGGATACTTTGCCTCAATACGGTCAAGCACCACAACTGCAACCATTTGATTGGAATAACTTGCCACAAGACGTAGAGGGTAATGTAGACCCTAACGCCTTTGCTGCTGCTATAAACCAACAGATTGCTAATGCAACTGAATCTGCTAAACAAGAAGCTCGTAAAGAAGCTCAGGAACAGATACGGGAACAGAAGTTATGGGAACAGGCTGAGAATGTCTACCCGGAACTAAAGCAAGACAAGGATATCCGAGATATGGTTAAGAATGCCCGCTGGGGCGAATGGGTAGCCACTAATGGCCAGAAAAACCCTTCACCCAAGCAAGTAGCAGATAAGCTTTTCAATAAGATAGGCGCTGCTAAAAAACAGGGTGTAGATCAGGCACAAAACAACGTACGTATTCAAGAGAGTGCCGTACTAGAGACTGCTTCAAATACAGGTAACGCTGCCCCACAGTCAGAACTACGTACTAGGGTATCAACAGCGAGTACTAGACAACAGCAAGAGTCAGCAACCAATGACTTGCTAAGAAACCTAATTGATACAGGTGATATCAAAATAGGCGAATAGGACTTATCCAATGGTAAGTTATCCACATCGGTCGAATATGGATTTCAAAATAAATTAACTAAACGAGGTATATAAACATGGCAAACGTATATTCATACGATTCAAATGCACGTAAAGAAAGTCTTTTAGACATAATTACAAACATTAGCCCAGTAGAAAACGGTTTGATTAAACTTCTAGGACGCTCTTCAGCTACTAATACTCTTCACGAGTGGGTAACTGATACACTTAAAACTCCAGCTGCTCAGTCAGTTGTTGAAGGTAGTGACGCTTCTTTTGCTAGTCGTACAAACCCAACTCGAGTTCAAAACCAAACACAAATCGTTCGCATCGACTTTGCAGTGACAGACACTGAAAGAGCTAGAAACTATCCTGGCTTCAAAGACCGTTACGCTTACGAAATGCAAAAGGCTATGAAAGAGTGGTCTAACGACGCAGAGTTTAACCTATTGCGTTCTACTATTGCTACCGGTACTGGTTCAGCTGCACGTACAATGGTTGGTCTAAAAGCCGCTATTACTACTAACGCAACTGCACAGTCTGGCGTTTCTCTATCTGAAGCACAAGTTAATGATTACATGCAGACTGCATGGGGAACCGGTGGCGAACCTACCGATATCCTTGTAGGTTCTAAGTTGAAGAGACGTATTAGTGGTTTCACTGCTAACACAACTCGACAAACACAGGCAGAGCAAGAAGAACTACACAACGTAGTTGACACTTACTACTCTGACTTCGGAGTATTCCGAATTAGACTGCACAGATTCATGACTGTTACAGGTGATACCAACTTTGACATCCTTGGCGTACAGCCAGACAAGTTCAGAGTTGCTTATCTACGAGAACCTGAGCACGTAACACTTTCTAAGACTGGTTCTGCTACCAAAGGTATGATCGAGGGTGAAATGACCCTAGAGTATCTAGCAGAAAGTAGTTCTTTCAAAGCTACAGCTCAACTTTAAGACTTGTTCTTAAAAAAACACGTTCTTTAAGAGGATTGCTGCTTGCCCCGCCCATGGGGGCTTGCAGGAGGACTTTAATAAAAGTATTTTAAGGAGGTTTATACAATGGACAATGGCTTAAAAGAACAAATTGCATCTTTAATAGATCAGTACACTGGTATACAACTATGGCAACAATCAGTGAGATTAGCTGTAAAAGGTAACCCAGGCATCGCTAAAGAAGTATTAGGTGTCATACAAGATAACAAAAAAACTAGAGAAGACTTGTTTGATCAAACATTCGCAACAAACACTAGTAACTCAATGCGTCTTGGACTTCGTATGCCAGCAATCGTAGAAGACATACTATGTGTTGTAGACCCAGATAACTTTCCAGTTCAAAATGGTAAACATGGTGAAAAGATAACTCAAAAGCTTGCTAAGGCGTTTCCAGAGTTTGCGATTGCCGCTAAGCAATAGTAAAAAAGCTATAATTAGTCTATGAGTGTTATAAATCAAACAGATGTATTACTTGACCTTTCATATTTGTTAGGCGAATCTTCAATACCAACTTCAGGTATAGATGACAGAAAAGCTTTTATTCAGCGTGGACTACAACGTATTGTTCGCCTGTATGACTTTGATGAAATGTACGCACTTGCAACTGTATCTCTAACTCTTGGTGGTAATGCTTTTTATTCTGGAACATTGCCAGCTGACGCAGCCGAATCACCTAATCTAGATGTGAGAGTTATAAACCCTGGTACTAATGATGACTATGTATTTGAAAAGGTACCCTATGAGGATCAAGACAAAGCCGTAACAGGTGATTACAAGTACTGGCTAACTGGCTCAGCCAATGACTACACAATGACCACAAGAGATGATGTATCTAATGTAGTGGTACGTTACTTGCAAACTGCTCCAACTATCAACGCTTCAATATCTACTACTTTCCCTTCTAGCATAGTAATAGCTCGTGCTGCTTTGGTTTATTACCGACAAGCTGAAAACCCAATGGCAGACATTGCTCAAGATGAAGCTTTATTCAAGACAGAACTTGAAGAAGTGATTGCTCGACAGAATCGCAACAGACCTGTTGGCAGAGCTAAATCAATAATGGAACTTAATGACGTATACAGTGGCTCAGTAGAGGCTTGGTAAGATGGCAGTCAGAATACCTGCTCGCCGATCACCCTCACAACTGCCAGAGATTACAGTAAAGAATCCAGGTAAGGGTCTAAATACTTTAGTATCTGATAGTTTAATCAATGATGCAGAGGCATCTGACCTTAATAACGTTCAGTTTGTAGAGTCTGGTTGTGTATCTAAATCTAGCGGCATACAGTCCGTAGGAACGGGTTTAAGCAACAATCCCTATGGTCTAGGTGTTTACTACCCAACTGGCGGCACAAGGCGTCTGCTGACCGTAGATGGCACATCACTTAAATACTTAAATGGTACTGTCTGGACTGCTATATCTGGTGCAACTTTTACTGCCAATAAAGAAGTTACCTTCACTCAATGTAAAGATACTTTGTATATATGGAACGGTTCTCAGGCAGCTTGTTCATTAGACTCATCTCTAACACTAACTAGACTGACAACAGCAGTATCTGGATCATTTGCTATCTGGTACAGTGGCTACCAAATTGCTTCTGGAGTTTCTACCCAACCTAATAGAATCTATATATCCGACGGTGGTACACCTAACCCAGGTGACTTTACTAACGCTAACCCAACAGGTACAGGTCAGTATTCAGTATACGATGGCACTACTCACCCTGGTGCAACCGCTTTTGCCGGCACAGAAGCTAACTATGTTGACGTAGCAGTTGGTGATGGAGATAAGATTACCGGAATTGCTAAATACCAGAACGTTGTAATAATTTTCAAAGAACGTTCAGTCTATCAATTAACATTAAGCAGTCTTGGAGCGCCAACTATTACTCAGATAACTTCAGGTACAGGCTCTGTATCTCATAAATCTATAGATAATGTTGAAAATGATGTATTCTACCTTTCACGTAAGGGTTATTACGTACTGGGTAACGAGCCTAACTTTAACACCGCTATTCGAACTAACGAGCTATCATCAAGAATTAACCCCATAATACAGACAATTAATACTGGCCAATCAAGTAATGCTGCTTCAATATTCAGTGATTTTAAGTTCTACACTTCTTTCTCTACTGGCGGCAACACTTATAATAACCAAACTCTTATTTACGATAGACGCTATACAGCCTGGTCCAAGGTAGATTATATGAGTGCCAACTCTTGGGCTGAGTTTATTGACTCCACCGGTGCAAAACACCTATACTTTGCCGACGACAACGGCGCTCACGTGTATGAAGTAGTTGATGGTTACTATTCTATAGATGGTGATCCTATGTCAAGCCAATGGACCTCTAAGGCATTCGACGCTAATAACTTTGACTTTTACAAGCGCTGGCTTGATGTTACTATTCTGTTTAGACAGATATCTGGTTCAGTGACTGTTACTTTCTATGCAGACAACGGGCAGGTAGTTAAATCTACTAGCATTAGTTCTGATACTGATAGAAGTGGCTCAATGGGCACTGTCTTAATAGGTGATCCTATTTTTGGTGGTACAGGCACAGCTTCATCTACGAGTACAACAAACAACGTACCTTATAGGTTTAAGATAAATACTAAATCTCGAACACTTAAAATAAAGATAAGCAACGATAATAACGATGAGAACTTCATAGTATTAGGTTTTGTAATAGCGTACGTGCCATACAACAGACAATCATGGCCATCTGCTCTCAAGATACAATAATATAAAAGTGTAATAATAGAGTAATGAAAGGTAATAAACAATGAGCCCACGAGATTCGTACAATAATCTAATCAGAGCAGCGCAAGCTAATCCAAGTACTTTTAACCCACAACAATTAGCTAGTTTAATTGGTAACAATTATGGATCAGCTATTTCACCTCAAGAATATTTAGGTGCTTTAGAACAAATATATGGTCCTGGTAAAAATTGGGATACTGCATACGGTGGAACTACTCAAACAACTGGCGGCGGTGGTGGTGGTGGCGGTGGTAATTATGTACCAACTGTAACTGCTGATCTATCTGGTAAGATAAACGCCCTTAATGATATGTACAACGTTATCTACCAAGACTTAGGCAACTTAGCTAAAGAGAAACGTGGCAATATTGAAAAATCACTAGGCACTCAACGTTCAAACCTTGAAAGTCAATTCCAAGATGTAGCTACTCAGTTACCTGGACAGTACAATGCCCAAGGTATTGGTCAATCAAGTTACTACGCTAAAGCAGCTGGCAAGGCTCAAGATGTCTATAACCAGAATGTCGAAGCTATAAAACAAGAACAGGATCAGAAATTAGCTGACTTAGGACAATGGTATCAATCTACTATGGGCCAGTATCAAGGTCAACAAGCCGCAGTAGGCGCTACTCCTAGAAGTGTTACTGGTACTGCAGCTGACGTTCAAGGCGTTCAATCAGGACTAGACACACGCCTTAATGAACTAGGTCAAGCTAGAACAGGTCTTCAAAGTCAAGGTCAAAACATTGCAGGTCTAGCCGCTATTGCGCCAACTCAAAATACAGGTGCTGATCAACTCAAAAAAATGCTAGGTGAACTTGCTACTAGTTCAATACCAGACTTTGCAAAACAAACTATCGCTAAAGGCAAGATACAACAATCTGGACAAGATCAGGCTTTTTATACTGATTACTTCGATAAGTTAAAACAACCAACTCCAGGAGCTTAAAATGGACTGGCTAAAGAGGCTAGGCGGCTTTCTAGGCGGTGTTGGCAATCAAGCCCAACGAACTATTGGTGGTATTGGTGGCGGAGCTAATCAAGCCTTTCAACAAGCGCAACAAGCATTTCGACCAGTAGCCCAACAGGTTCAACGCAATATACCTAGACCTCCTGTTATTCCTAAAATACAGATGCCTGTTATACCTAAAATACAACTGCCACCTATTCCACAGTTTAGACCACCAGCAATACCTCAGTTTAGACCACCAGCTTTACCACAAGCTCCTAAAATAGACTTTAATGCCGTAAATCAGGCTCTATCTAATTACTATGGCAGAACAGCTTTATCTAAAACTCCTGAGAACCTACAAAGCATTGGCAGAGTAGTTAGTCCAGTAGTTAGAAGTTTTTCAGGTGCTACCGGTGAGGGATTAAATACACTTAGATCAGCTCCTGCTGCGGCTAATGTTCTCACCGCTGCACAGATACAGATACTTGGTAAAGCAATAGGCAATAAGTCAATACAAAATAAAGCCAATCTAGCACGTCAAAAAGCTTTTGCTGAATATACTAGACAATCTCAAACTGGCATAAACCCTGTTGGATCTGCTCAACAAATAGCAATAGACAAAGGTGGTCTTAGTGGGCTTGGTGCATTCACTAAAGCTTTTGGTACTAAAGGCTTAAAAGCTGGATTAGAGATAGCTCCTGCTGTTACAGGCTTGCCTGCTGGTGCTTCTGTATTAAGCACACTAGGTAAAGCTGGAACTGTTGGTGCGGGTGGAAATGTTGCATACAGCGGTTTAAGTGGTTCTTATAAAAACAAATCAGCTAAAGACCTAGCCCTACAAGCAGCTGCAGATGTAGGCATGGGATACGGCGGTGAGTTAGTAGGTATTGGTCTAAACAAAGTAATTGGCAAAGCAGGCAGTGCATTATTAGCTCAAAAAGGATTGACTCCACAGTTACCTTCAATGTACGGCAAAGCAGCTATTGGCCAAGACGTACCGGCTAGTTATTTCAAACCTAAAGTTCCACAAGCTGGTGGTGCACCGTTAGGTCAAAAAGGATTAACTCCTCAATTGCCCAAAATAGATGTTACATCGCCAGAAGCATTGGCTCTCAAACCAACAAATGTAGCAATAAGCAAACTTAAATCAATAGCTGGCGATAGAGAACTAGCTTTACAAGATTATAACGCTGGTAGATATTCTATGACTGATCTACCTGTATTAGTAAAAATAGAAAAAAATGGTTCTTTAACTGTGTTAGATGGCAATGGAAGAATAATTGCAGCTCAACAGGCTGGACAAACTAATATACCTATTACTACTAATGAAAAATTATACAGAGAGATACTAGACGCCAGAGAAAAACTACCCTCTATGTACGGCAAGGGAACCATAGGCCAAGATGTACCGGCTAGTTTTTTGAAACCTAAAGCCCCACAAGTAGGTAAGACAGCCGAGCCTAGACTTGATGCTAGTAGGGTAGGGGACAGCACACTTATACAGTGGATTAAAGCAAATCCAAAGAACAAGGGTACGGGTGCTACTAAGGATTATTTATTGAATTACCTAAAGAACGAGAAGGCTACGGGGGCTAAGGGTTTAACCACAACAGTACAGACCAAAGATGGTTCGGGGTTATTCGGTAGCCTTATTAAAGATGGATATATCAAAGAAGTACCCCCTTCCCAAGCTGCACAACGGGGCTACCAGTATGAGTACACTTCAAAATTAGATGGCTACAAACCAGCCCCACAAGTAGGTAAGACAGACCTACCTTCTATGTACGGTAAAGGCTCAATTGGTCAAGATGTACCAGAGTCATTTTTGCAACCTAAAGAACCTAAAATCCCAACCGAGAAAACACGTGGATTCACAAAAAGTGTACAGACTTCACCAGAGGTTAGCCCAGAGTTTGCTAAACTTGCTAGTGGTACTTATGAGGGTGTTACTAAAAAACAGACATTGGCTAATACACAAAAACTATTTGAAGGTAAGGATATCAATGCAGTCCAAACAGATATTATGACTCGTGTTAATTCTAAAAAAGCACCTGATGCTCAAACTATCTCAGACACAATAGCCTTGATGAAAAACTATGATGCTGCCGGCAATCACGAAGCAGCTAATGCAATTCAACAACAAATAGCTGAGAAACTAACTCAATCTGGTCAGACAGTATGGGCCGCAAGTCTACTTCATAATAGAACCCCAGAGGGTGTACTATACGGGGCTAGGAGAGCTTTGAATACAGCAGGGGTAGATATTACACCAGAACTTGAAAAGAGTTTACAAGGAGCTATAAGCAAGATAAGAACCACTAAAGGTGCTGATAAAGATATGGCCATAAAAGAAATGCAAAGATTAGTAGCTCAACAGATACCATCATCATTTGGTGAGAAAGCTGTTGCTTTGTGGAAAGCTGGACTTCTAACAGGTATTAAAACACAGACAGGCAATGCTACTTCTAACATCTCTAGCATTGCACTTAAGAAGTTATCAGATCCACTAGCTGCTACTATCGATGCAACTTTAGGTTTGGTTACTGGTGAACGCAAGAAAACAGCCACACTCCGAGGTTTGTTCTCTGGAACTAAAGAAGGCTTTAAGAAAGCTGGCACATTTATGAAAACAGGCATTGATGAACGTACTGGCATGACCAACAAGTTTGACCTTAAACTAGTAAATTATGGTAAAGGTCTATCTGGCAGAGCAGCTCAAGGTTATACCGACTTTATATTCAAACTAATGGGTGCTGCTGATAGACCATATTACTATGCTACACTTCGTAATAACTTAAACGACATAGCCATTGCTCAAGCTAAAAATGGTGGTTTTAAGGGTGCTGAACGTGCTACCTTTATTAAGAAGTTTGTAGATACTCCACCAGAATACGCATTGCAAACATCTATTGATGCTGCAGAAAAATCTATTTTTGCAAATGATACGCTATTATCTGGTTTGGCATCTGGATTAAAAACAAAAGCTGGTAAGTTTGAGCCAGTAGTAGATGCTATTATACCTTTCACAAAAGTACCATCTGCTGTTATTACTCGTGTCTTTGACTACACCCCTGCTGGAGCTATTAAAACAGTAGCTAAACAGATTGCATCAGGCAAACTAGATCAACGAGCTCTATCTGAAGGTCTAGCTGAAGCTGGTACAGGCACTGCCGCTATATGGATGGGTTACCAACTAAGCCAAGCTGGACTAATGACAGGTCCTTATCCTAAAGATCCTAAGGAACAAGATTTATGGGTGCTTGAAGGTAAACAACCATATTCTATAAGAGTAGGTGATCAATGGTATTCAATGAACTACACCTCACCTATTGGTCAAGTGTTAGCTATTGGCGATGATATGTCAATTGCTCAAAAAAATGGAGAATCTTTTGGCGGTCAAGTGGTAGCCGGGGCTTTAGGTGGTGCTAAAGCTGTAGTCAGTCAATCTTTCTTACAAGGAACCAGTGCTTTACTAGATGCAGTAAATGACCCACAAAGATCAGCTGATAAATATGTCAAACAACAAGTTGCTTCGATAGTACCTACTCTAATTAATGACGTTGCTAAAGCTACTGATCCATTTCAAAGAGAAGCTAACAATGCTTACGAAGCTGCTATCGCTCGCATACCATTCTTAAGCAAGACTCTAAATCCTAAACGTGACGCATTCGGTAATCCTGTGCAACAGAAATCACCTAATGCTCTTGATACTCTAATAAACCCATTTAGACCAAGTCAAATACCAACTCCAACAGACTTAGGTAATGAACTAAGAAGATTACAAGATGAGAAACTTGGAACATTACCAGATATTAGTGGCAAAGATTTCTTTGGCAAAAACACTACAGTAGATAAAAGCCAGATTAACAAGATACAATCTGAATTAGGTCCACAAATACAGACAGCTTGGAGTAAAGCCATAAAAGACCCACGATACTCTAAACTTACTGATGATGAAAAGAAACGAGCCTTAGACAAGATAAAAAGCGATATTACTGCAGCCTATAAAGCAGGTAATGCTCAAAACTATGGACAAACCTGGACTGGTACACTTACTAAAGATCAAGGCGCTATCTATGGTGGCCAAGAAGCTGGGCTATCTGTACCGGGACAACCCAAAGCTCCTAAAATAAAGATATCTAAACCTAAAAAAGTATCTAAAGGTCGCGCAGCTACTAAAGGTCGCGCAGCAGCAAAGGGTAGAGCAACAAGCTTTAAGATACCTAAAATACGTAAAGTATCTGTTCGCAAAGCTCCAGCAAGTCCTAAAGCACCTAAAGTAGGCAAAGTAAAAGGATTTGCAAAACTACGCCCTACTAAGTCTGCTCGTAAAACTATTAAGATAAAGACAGGATAAAATTATGAGTCCAAAAAAGACAATTAAGTCGTGTCCAGTTTGTAACACTGAGTTTATTAGTTACAAATGTGAAAATAAAAAGATATGTAGCCGTAAATGTTTTAGTGGTTATATAAAACAGCACCCTGAAATGTACAAGAATATAAGAAATCTAGCTTCATTTACCGGAAAAAAACATTCAGATAAAAGCAAGGCTAAAATGCGTAAAGCAACACTTAGATTAATATCTGAAGGAAAAAGAGATATGAGTGCTATGTCAGAATTAGCTAGACCATTTAACACAGGCGCAAACAATGTTAATTGGAAAGGCGGAATAAGCAAGATTAACAGAACTGATCGTCAAAATGCTAGTCAGACTAAAGAATATAAGCAATGGCGCAAAATGGTATTTGAACGAGATAATTATACTTGTCAAATATGTGAACAGTATAACGGAGTTCTTCATGCAGACCATATCGAGAGATGGGCTGATAATAAAGAATTGCGTTATACCGTTACCAACGGTAGAACATTATGTGTAGCTTGCCACTATTACATAACATTCAAGAAATTAATGAAGCCAGGCCAAAGGTGGTGCAACTTCACGGCAAGAAAGACTGGATAGCTATACGGCAACACCAAACTTAGGATTTCAAAACTTTTACACTACTACACTATCATCTGGCATAACTGCTACAGATACTACTATCTATCTGAACTCACTACCTACACCAACTGAGGGTTATTTAGTTATTGAGCCAGATAGTTCTACTAACAAAGAAATTATTTACTACACCTCTAAAGGTGCTAACTTCGTAACCTTGCCATCAATCGCTGCCGGTCGTGGCGTTGGTGCTACTACTGCTGTATCACACAACACTGGAGTTACTTGCCAAATGAACGTTGTAGCCGAACACTTTGAAGCATTACAAGACGGTACAGCCTTTGCAGTCGGTGGTATTGGTGCTACTGCTTACGCTGATGGTTGGACACCTATACTTGGTGTAACACCTAACACCGTCACATCTAACGGTAATCGTAACTACGACCTAGTGTTTAACTCAGTAGACCTTACTTCTACTTTATCACCAAATATGAAATTACGTGCTACACGTACAATAGCTGCTCCATCACAATGTACTGATTTAGAATCAAGTAGTTCACAATATTTTTCTAGAACTTCAGCTAATTTAGGTTCAACTATGACATTTACCGATGACTTCACGGTAAGTGCTTGGGTAAAGTTAGAAAGCTATCCAGGCACTTCAATGTCTATTGCATCAAGATATAATGGCACAAGTGGTTGGAAATTAGAAATTACGTCAAGCGGACAACCAAGACTTGTTGGTTTCAATGCATCATCAGCAAACGCAAGTTATGTAAACTCCTATGCCTCAATTCCACTAAATAAATGGGTACACGTTACTGCCCAGTTAGATATGAGTGCATTTACTGCTACAACAACTACTTCTTACATAATGATTGATGGTGTAGATGTACCTGCCGCAGTAACACGTTCAGGTACTAACCCAACCGCTTTAGTTCAAGCAGGCAACTTAGAAATTGGTTCACAAAATGGTGGAACTGAGCCGTTTGACGGCAAAATAGCTCAAGTAGCTATTTACTCCGCTAAAGTGCTACAAGCTACTATTAAAGCTTCGTGCAACCAAACTCTTTCTGGCAGTGAAACATCACTTATCTCTGCTTACTCATTTAACGGTGTAATAACTGACCTTAATACTACAAACGCTAACAACCTTACAGCTAATGCTGGTGCAGTAGCAACTAACGCTGACTCACCATACGCTAACGCAGTAACTGCTGGACTCTTGGAATACGCTGAAGTTAATTCTGTAACTTTTTCAACTAACACCACAGTAAATGTAAGGGTACCAGACAGTTCTCTATTGCCTACATCAGGTGGTGTGAGTGCTATGTCTTATGCAACAACTGCTAACCCCTATGGATTGCCATTTTTCACTAAAGTGCTGGCTCTTGTTAGAGCGCCAAGTAGTTTTATAACAACTATAGCTGGTGCAGATATAAGTGGTCTAACTTCTACTGTATATATACCTCAGAATAGCACTATTAAAATATCATTATGGGTAGGAAGAGTTACTAATGTTAGTGGAGCTGGAGTAGAAACAACTGCAACTTTATTTTCAGATAGCGTAAATGATGTAGGCGCAAATGGTCCTAATGTAGCTAATAATACATCAGCAGGCCCAATATCAGTTTCATACATAAGAACTCCAACAGTTGGAAATCATACATTTAAGTTTCAAGGTCAAAACAGTGGTTCAAATACTAACGTGACATTTAGTACTGGTGCAATTTTAACTATTGAATTAGTCTAATGAACATCGACTACATCACTATCCAACTTAATAAACTAGACAACCCAATAGAGTTTGCCACACTGTTTATTATTATTGGTGGGTTAGTCGCAGCATTCTACTACATTAAGAACCGCAAAAAAGACGAAGCCAATGCAATTCTTGACCGCAAGACTATTACAGCTTACAAAGACAACAACGCTGCTTTAGAAGAACGCTTGGCAATTGTAGAAGCCGAAGTCAAAACCTGCCTTGCACAACACGAAAAAACAAACAATATAGTAGCTAACCTTAAAGCGGAGATTAAAGTTTACGATAATCTTGCCTTAGTACCCAAACGATTTTTAGATGACATTGAAACCAAATTAAATGATATGAAAGGAAAAAAATGAAAACATATGCAATTACAGATGTTAGAGGCGACAGTTACTTAAATCCAGCTTGGCCAGATGAAGCTCGCAGTGGTAATTCAATAACTAAAATAGTAGTACATCACGACGCTAGTGTCAGAGCGCACGATTATGATTCAATGGCACGCTACCGCAGTGAAGCCGCTGCTCACTACCAACGACTAGGACCAGGCCTGCAATACCATTTCAAGATAGACAACACTGGCGAGATATTCTGGATTAGACCCTTTGAAGTAGCTACCTATCACTCAGGCGATTACCAAGTAAACCGCACAAGCGTTGCAATATGCCTAGATGGGTATTTCCACCCAGAACCAAATCAAGTGCCTACAAGGGAGCAGTATGAAGCCCTCAAGCAACTTCTAGACTGGCTATGTACTAAGAACCCACAATTCCCAGCTGACCAGAACGATGTCTTTGCTCACCGTGAGATTACAGCAACAGCCTGCTGTGGCAATACACTATTCCCATTTGTTGTAGACTACCGCAATTCTAACGGCAACCCTACAATTCCTAATGTAGCTTTTGACTGGCCTTCAATGCAACCAGCCACTCCAGCACCTAAGCCTGCTGACACACCAATACCACCATCTATTGCACCTAAGTATAAGGTATTCAAAGACGGTAAACAGATTGGTGCTTACACAGAAGAAGCTAACGCCTGGAACAAATACATTGCCGAAGCAGGACAGGTTATCACCGCCGATGGTGTAGACGTAACTTCAATACTAACTGCCAAGTATGTTGCCCCAGCTCCACCCAACCCAGTCAAACCACCTACAGAAGACCCAGCTGACACAACTAACCCTGCAGGCAAGCCGTTACCTAGCGATATAGACATTGAAAATAACGGCCTACTCAAAAAGATAATTGACCTATTAAACTGGATAATAAATAAAATCAAAGGAGTATTTAAGTAATGCCAATCAAAGGTGGAAAATATAGAACAATCACTACATCAGGTGGTCAAACAATGCGACTTCACTTCACAGCAAGTGGAAAAGTAAATGAAGCAAAGAATATGAAAACTGGCAAAACACACACACCAGCAGAGTTCAAAGCAGATAAACTAAAATCAAAAGAAAAGTACGCAAGCAAATCAGCTAAAAAAGTACACGAAAAAAAAGAAACAAAGGCTAAAAAACTATCAGAACGAAAAATGGGAGGAAAATCATAATGAACGATCAAGTAAAATCAATAGCTATCAAGGCCTCTAAGACATTTGTACAAGCTTTCCTAGCAGGTTGGGCCTTAACTCAGTTTGACTTCTCTAAGGGTGCTTTAGTGGGAGCTTTTGCTGCCGGCTTTAGTGCAATCATGAACATAGGAATAGGCGTATATGACTCAAGAAAACAAGCCTGAGGCATTAATTGACCAAGAATGGGACAAGCCAATGACATGCCCCATTGACCCAGCAGAACTCGCTGAGTGTGAAGCTTGCCAGTAAAATAAGAACCCCCCAACAATAATAGTTAGGGGGCTTTTATTTGATAGTCATTTATCAAACCATCTTTCTAATGGATATACATCTATCAGGTATTTGAGAAATGCTATCTCCTTCTCTTGATATGGGGTAAGTTCTAAAACATTCAGATCTTTTCCCCAAACTGCAAGATATTCTTCGTAGGTAGCTTGATCTACCCAATCTTCTTCTATTGTACCAACACCAGAGTTAAAAACTGTTTTAAGATGACCTTTCCATTCGTTAGGGTCAAAA